AAATTCCTTAAAAAGAAAACCAACCGAACACCTAAAACCTCGCGCCCAATGCCCTAAAGCCTAAAGCCTGAAGCCTAAAGCCTGAAGCCTGAAGCCTGAAACCTAACACCCCTGGCCCCCCCCCCCCTCACTAAAACCCCAACAAATTAAAATTCCGCTCAGGGAAAATCTGGTACGTGCGATAGACTGGTTCCGAGAGCAGTTCACCGTTCACTGGATCGCGACGGATATACACACCATCCTCATCGATCGGCACGGGTTCCGTGACCCGTGTGCCATCGATCATGTCAATCAAGGGCACTTTCGCATCGGCTGCGAATTTCGTGCTGTAGAACCGCATTGCCGTGTTGAGCAGCACCTTGTCCCACGTCTGTCCCTCACCCTGAAATTCGATCCGGAATGTCACGGGGATGAACTCGAAACCATTCTCCTTGCCCGCCTGCCCCGCCGTGATACTCTTGATTTTGGCCTGGTGCCGCTGGGCGCCATAGAAAGGACGGTCGTTGATCGCATCCTTGAACGTGAGCATCAAGGGGATCACGTCGTAGAGCGAGCGCAAATTCCTCTGCACCACCAGCACGGGTCGTGAATCCTCAGCCTCAATCGCTGGCACAAACACTTGCTGCAAGGAATTCGTGATCGGTTCGCCCGTGACCGCCCGCTCGCAGACATGTTGGAACTGCTGGAACTCGATGGTGTACACCGGCCGCCGTAGGACCGGGTCGGACGACTGCTGCTCGTCGTTGGAGTATTTTGAATCGTAATAGGCGTCGACCAGCCAGAACCGGGGGCTTTCACTGCTCTGCTGGGCCGAGATCGATTTGCACCGCGCGGCGGAGTCACCCGGGCAGGGATCGAACAGATCGGGAACCGGATTGGGCGTGGCGCTGCGGGCCGCGACCAGCACCTCGACCCCCGACATCTGTTCGTTGTCGGTCTTCACCCGCCACTTGAGCGTGTGTTGCCGGGCGCTGTTTTCGTCGACTTCCACCGTCGCGCCGGAATACGTGCGCGCGCTTTCCAAGACAGCCATGGCAGTAGAAACACCCGCGATTGCGCGAGGTGTGTAAGAGAGAGAGAGAGAATAGAATAAGTCCGCACGAGAACAGCGAACCAGTGGTCAATGGACCAACAGCGACAGCATCGGCCTGCCAGCAAGAAGTGAACCAGGCATGATCCGACTCACGGAGGCGGGATGGGGAGCACCTGATCCATCCCGGCATTCCGCAGCTCGGTGTGAATCAAATCCAACGTGGCGTTAGAAGATTGTAATTGCCGCAGTTGCTGCTTGTTGACTTCCAGCACCGGGCTGCCATGAAGCAGTTTGAACTCCTCCTGGGAACCCTGTTCGATCGCCGTCGGCGCGACCGTGCGGGCGCTGCCCGATTGCACGAACTTATTCTGCAGTTGTTCCACAGACGCCTGGTAGTCAGCCGGATCGAGCGCACCGACAACAAAAGCCGCCGAGAGTTCGGCGTACTGGCTCTTGAAATCCGCGAACGGGTCGGCCTGTTTGCGAGCCTCATCGGCTTTTTTGTACAGACCGTCCATGGCCTTGGCCTGGTCCTCGCGCTGCTTCTCCAGTTGTTTTTCCTGCTCCTCGTACAATTTATTCTGGGCTTCCAGATTGCGCAATCGACGGACATCGACTTCCATCTGGGCGTACGCACCCGCCCCGAGTTTCTTGGCAGCCGCCAGCATCCGGTCGTATTCATCCGCCTTGCGCTGCTCGGTTCGCCAGATTTCATTTTCCAGTTTGAGCTGTTCGAGTGAGTCATCACTCTTGCTGAATAACTGCTTTTCCTCTTTCTGGCGTTCCGCGTCCGCCAGTTGGCGGGCCTTATCATCCAGTTGAGTAACAAGTGCCAGTTGTTCGCGATAGGCCTGGGTGTTCTGGCCCACGAACGCCAACTGATTGAGATACTCGCGGGCTTTTGCCGCTTCGATCTCCAGTCCATTCATGCCAAAATACTTGGCCTGTTCAACCGCCTTCTGAATGGTTTCATCAGCCTCAACCAGCAGTTTTTTCTGAGCAACTTGTTTCTGGAGTAATGAAATCTGGTGGACCAGCGATGAATCCACACCCGCGTTGAGCAGCCGTAAGCGGGCGGTCAAATCCTCCGAAACCCCCAGGTACTTGATCTGATCCTCAAGATCAGCCTTCATTTTTTGAGCATCACCCGTTGCCGCTTGCCGTAGCTCCTCGGCCGCCAGTTCTGCCTCGGTCCATTGATTTTTTGGTTTTTTGCCCTTACCATCTTTATCTTTCTCATCCTCACCACCGGGCAAGTTGACCCCCATATTCTCCAAGTTTTCAACGAACAAACCCTGCATCCGTTCACCATCCTTGACCATCCCACCATAGATGCCCTCAACCGTGTTGCCCAGTGATTTATCCAACTTGGACAGTTTCTCGCTGACACCTGAACCAGGGACAAAACTCGTAAGCCACGCAGCAAGTTTCACGAACTGTTGTGCCATCCAAACTAAAGATAGATAAACGAGATTTGCCATGGTTTTGAGACCCAGAGCAAACATCGACACGACGTTCGCGAGATTCTTGAGCGAGACTGTCAGAATACGAATGATTGGATACAAGGCTTCAAACACATCCACCAGCGAAGTCACCAGCGTGTTCCAGACCTCGCGGAGATCATCCCAGACATTCTGCTGCATCTTCTCGGCCATCTCCGACCCGGCCCCTTCATTGTCCTTTTGCTTTCCCACAGCAGCCTTCAGTTTTTCAGGGTCTGCGAACAGGGCTGACATGATATTGGCACTGCGGGTCTTGCCAATCTCACTGAGGAATTTGAGTTGATCGGGACCTGCCATATTCTCCAGCACCGCGTGCATCTGCTCGACGATACTGAGCAAGTCCAGCGCCCCCTCTTCAGTACGCTTCAATTTGATGCCATAGCGATCCATCGCTTCGGCAGCCCCTTCGGTCGGTGCCGCCAGCCGTGCGAACATGTTCCGCAGACCCGTACCACCCATCTCACCACCGAGACCTTTGTCGCTGAGCACCATCAACGCCGCGACCGTTTCCTCCATACTGATTCCCGCTTGGTGAGCCAGCGGGCCAACGAACTTGAGACCTTCCCCCAGGCTTTCCACGCTCGCCACACTCTCATTGGCGCCAACCGCCAGCGCGTCAACCACATCCGACAGTTGGGTGGCGTCCAGTTCAAACGCCCCCATCGCCCGGACCGCGATCTCCGTGGCGTTGGCCAGGTCCATTTCTCCCGCCACCGCCAGATCAAGCAGCGCCCCTTGCGCCTGAATCACTTCGTTGCCATCCAAACCAGCCTGGGCGAGCAGTTTCTGCGCCTCGGCCACCTTCGACGCACTGAATCGCGCATCCGAACCCATTTCCAAGGCGGATACCCGCAGGGCCTGATACTCCTCAGCCGTCAGGTTGCTCACGGCCGCCGTGGCTGCCAGATTTCGATCAAAGTGCATGAATTCCCGCGTCACCACACCCAGCACAGAAACCAGTGCCAGATAGGGGTTGGAAAGCCCGGTAGCACTGGCCAGTTTGGACATGCTCCCAAACGCCCGGCCCAGCACCGTGGTCTGTTGCCAGTATTCCCGATTGGCCTGGCGCACCAGCGCCGTATGCTGGGTGAGCGTCATCGCATTGGCTTTGAGCAGCGCGTCATACTCGCGGAGTTTGAGATTGAGCGTTGCCAGCGGACTGACATTGGCATAGAGTTGGTTGGCCCGCGCAACCTGCTGGTTGAACAACGCCTGCTGCTCCCGAGCGTGCGCCACAGCATCAGCCAGCATCTTCTGCTTGTCTGCGTATTCCTTGGCGCCGGCCGCATTGTAAGCCGCTTCACGTTGGGTTTTCAACTGCGCAGCAGCCGTCAAGCGCGCTTGTTTCTCCTTTTCAATCTGCGCCAGTTCTTGCTTTCCCAGGTCGTTGTAAGCCGCTTCACGTTGGGCTCGCAGGGATTGCTCAGCCGCTAATCGTTCTCGGGCAGCCTTTTCCTCATCAGCGGTGAATGCCGGTCGCACGTCATCAATCTTGCCTACCTGATGACTCTGTTGCTGCAACCGCTGGACTTCACGAAAGTAAGTCGTGGCATCCAGCACACCCCGTTGCCAGGCCAGACCCAACTCCTCGATCTGGCGTTCCACATCTGCAACACTCTGCTCCGCGCCTTTCATGGCCTGAGCAACAGTGGCTTTCAACTGGCCAAACGTGGACCCAATCGCCTTGAGGTCCTGCTGCAACTGAGCACGGGGGGCAGTCACCAGGATATTGAGAGCAGCAGCAATCGACATGGAGAATCCTTCCCGGAGACCGGGCTACCACCCGGCCAAAGAAACAGGGTTCGGGGCTAGTTGGCACCAGCCTCCGAACCCTTTTGCGCAGCACTACGTTGTTGGGCCTGCTTTACGCGATTGGCGTAAGCACGCCAGGCCGTGGCTTCACGACGAGCCACTTCTTCAGGATCAACCGGTTCTTGAGGCATGAAGTGCATTTCCGAGGCCAGGAACGGTTGGCCACCCCGCTTTCCCCCTTGGGCATTCAAGGTCGTCGCACACACTTCCGCCGTCTGTCGCCACGATTCACCGAATGGTTCAATCCCAGCGTAAGCGATCCACTCATCAAAGAGTTGCGGACTCATGCCAGCCAGCATTTCGTCAGGATTTGGCACACCCAAGGCCAGTGCTAAGCGGAAGGCGAAGAGTCGCCTGGGGTGCTGACGGAGTTTTTTGTCAGGTCATCCACATCCTGGGCACTGATGCGATTGAGTTTCACGGCCGTCTCGAACACCCGGTCGAGGGCTTTGACACTCTTCTCATTGAGTGCCACGATGTCCTCCATCCCGAACAGCAACTGACCCTCGGCATCACACATCGTGGCGGCTGCCAGACTGGCCCGCACGTTGATCAAATTGACTTCGGTGTCACTTCCCTTGACACGCAGTCGTTCCTGTTCCCATTCCTCCTTGACACGGGCCGACAGAGTTTTCACGAACACATGACCGTCCCACTCGGGGACTTCGCAGCGTTCGATCACAATATCACGTGCCGCCAGAATGGCGGCCTTCGAGAGCAAGGTGCTCATCAACATCTAGTCCTGTATGGGGTCGCTCGGGCGACCGCAAGAGAAAAAAGGGGCGAGAGTTTACACCGCAATAAGCCAGACCGGTCAGTCACCAGGGCTGTGACCAGGGCTGCGACCAGGTCCAGGGGTGTGGGGCTTGTGCCCCTCACCCCCGTCCCTGTCCCTGCCCCTGTCCCCTGACCCCTGTCGCCTCATTACGGCGTGATCGACAGCGTTTCGGTGACCTGGATCGTGACCGGAATCTTGACGATGCTCTTGACATCAATCTGGTCGATCCCGAAGCTCTTGATGAAACCCTTGAAGTAGATTTCACAAGCGCCGGAATCCGAAAGAATCACCTTCCACTCAGCGACCGTGCCGGCTTGCGCCCAGGTCCACAGTTGCATGTGAACCGCGTTCGATGGGTCGAATTCCAGATCAAACTTGGCCGTGCCCGGATCGATGATCGTCGGACACCGCTCGACCACCGTGCTCGTCAGATGCGTCGTCTCGATGTCCTGCATCTCGATCGACGGCGGTGTGACGTTCATCACCTGCGGAACCGTCGTGTAGACAGACGAGATGTTCGCCTTGAGGATGGTTCCAAATCCCTTCGTAACTGTTGAAGTGCCCATGCGTACCCCCATGACCGCCCGAGGCGGTGGTTTGTAAATGCCGCACAGAACCGCGGCTGACAGAATCCCGCCAGGCGGGCAGTGAGAAAGAATGGCGCTGCGCCCGCGCCACTCACCAAGAACACAACAACCTTCTTACACGATAGTTGGCAGACACTCACGATAAGCGATCGTGAATTCCAGCAGGATCATGAACCAGCCATCGTCCGAACCATCCTCCGGTTCAATAAAGCCATCCACCTCGTTGGTGTTGAGCGCCGCATGCACCTGGATGGACCCGAACTCGCCGCCAAAGGCATCCAGGGCGTGGAGCACCGCACTGGCCAGCAGTTTGGCCTCGTCGTAGGACCGGCTCCAGCACACCAGTTCAAACACCGGTTCCGGATGATGATCGCTGCTCGTGAGATAGTGACTTCGCCCGCCACTTTTGCGGCGATACGTGATCTTCGCCCGGTTGAGCCGCACCCGCTCATCATCCACGCGGGGAATTCGCACCGGATACACCTCGTCCTGGACAATGGCCTGTACGGTCGCATCCGCGAGCAAGTGATCCCGCAGTGCGAACTCAACCAATTGATACTGGCTCACTCCCCACCTCCGCTTTGCTGGCGGCCATTCCAGGCGTCGAGAATAGCGCGCTGCAAACCGTCCGTAGCCAGCTTGACGGCCTTGGACAAATTCATCTGGAACGCCTTTTCCTCGAATCGGTACTGCTTCGTGCGCTTCCGACTCGCGCCCAGCGAACGAGGGCCGATCCCATGCCCCCAGTTCACAAACGCGCCATAGTACGGGTCATTGTCCACCTGCTGGGTGCCAAACTGACTCATCAGCGTGACGCCAGCCATGCCCCGGCTTTTCTTGATGGCCCGCACCCGCACCTTCGATCGCAGCCGTCCCGACTTGACATTGATGACAGCCTGCAGCGGGTCTTTGAAGGAATACGCGGCTGGACGAAAGGCCCGGCTGAACCCCCAGCGATCGAGCTGATGGTCCAAGTCGGCGAACTTGGCCATCAGTTCCTGCTGCCCCTGCAAATCCACGATGAATGCAACCATCCAGCCGCGTTCCCTCTGCTACCCTCGTCAGGCAGTGCCTTCGGTCGTCGTGCTCTGCCGTTCGCCGCTCCAGTTTGTGCCGTGTGTCGACACCGGGGACCGGCTCGCCCGGTACTGGTAATACTCGGCCGAAGCAACCGTCGCGTTCTGCGTGGCCCGGCTTACGACCAGCCGGAAATACCGCTCGGTCGGCATCACATCCATCCAGAAGTGCTTTTCGTCCGCATCATCCGCAATCGTCTGGCTCGTGCCGGCAATGTCGGCGGCGTCGGACAGATCGGCGGCCTCTCCCTGCTGGGCCTTGATACTGGTGGCAGCTCCCGTGACGATGGCTCCCATGCAGACATGCACGAGCACCCCATCAAACCCCGCCATGTCAATCGTCGCCCCGTTGATAGCCGTCTTTTCCGCCGCGCCTTCCGTGACGGTCACAGCGGTGCTCATCTTGACTTGTTCACTCAAACGTTCCATTGGCAAACTCCTATAGGACGCGGTCTGGCCGCGCAACAGATGGCCGGTAAGCGGCCGGACAGGGCTGAGCGCTCAGCCCGTTTCAAGAACACGAATCCCGAAGAACCGTCCCAGCCCAGGTTGGCTGGCGGGTGACTCAGGTCGTTTCGATACAGAGAAACGTGAGGGTCACGTCTCGTTCGTGCAGATTGCGCGGCACATCGCCAATCTGCAGAATGCGATCCCGATGCACGAGCCGCATGTCACTGGTGACCCCCGGTGTGTACCGGATCGTCACTTCATGCGTGGCCTCGGGCAGAATCGTATGGGCGTTGTAGAGTTCCCGCCCTTTGAGTGGAGTGATCTGGGCGTACACGGCGTCCGCGAAACATTCCCAGACCGTCTGCGTGTCACCGGAGGCCGTCCGGGATTTGGTGGGTTGTTCGATGCGCACCAGATGATGCAGTCGGCCTGCGTTCATGCGTTTTCTGCCTGGTCGCTGGATTCGTTTGCCTCAGCACACGGCTCACCAGTTGCCTCGCCGCTGGTTGCAGCAGGCTCACCTGAGTCGACCACGCCACCGGCCAGGCTAGACTCACCCGAGTCTACCCCGTCGCCGGGTACAGGCTCCGACCACCCCACACCCACCCGCTCGCAGCACTCCTGGTCGACCGGTTCAGCTCGGCCAATTTTCACCAGGACGTGGGCCTCCGGATGTTCCAGAATGGTGCCGGCGGAAATCTCACCGTCGTTGCCATGTTCCACAAACCATGTGCGGCATTTCATCGTGTTTTGCCTTATTGCTCAGTACAAGTACATTTCCACCCGCTGCAAATCCAGTAGCGCGTTCGCCAACAGCGGTGTCTCCACGATCTTCACCCCGCTCTCCGTCTCCACGACCGCTTCCCGATGCTCGTAAGCATGGGCAGCGAGCGTCTCGATCGCGTGCCGGATATCAGCGGGCACCAGAGCCGGACTACTGCCATAACCCGCCACGAACGTGATTTGCACAGCCCCCAAACGGTCCTCGGTTTCGGGCCAGCTCACATTAGCTTTCAGTTGCACACGACCAGGTGTATGGTCGGTGTCAACCACGTAATAGCCTGCCGGTAATGTCTGCAGCGTGCCATCCACCGCGTAGTATTTGATATGCGTCACACTCACCAGCGGTGGCCGTGGCAAGATGATGACCCGGTAGTCTTCCGGCACGCAGCCTTGTGGAAACCGCTCCAGCGTCAATCGCCAGGTGGCATTGAGCAGTTGTCGGCCCAACCGGTTCTCCGCGTACTGCCGGGCGCTGGCAATAAACCGGTCAACACGCTCGTCCTGGCTGGGGTCCGTGATCCGTGCGTGCAGTTTCACCTCGTCGCGTGAAACAGGTTCGCCAACAGGTGGAGTAACAAGCGTCAGGGCCATCGCACTTACTCGGTTGGAGTCGGGGTAGGTTTTTTGCCGCGTGGACGAACATTGAATTTCTGGTCAGCCGTTTCCGGTGGGGCCACAGTGGCCCGCTCCACGGCAGTGCCCTCGATCACTGGAGAATTGTCGATCCTGCGGATATGACCAGCCCGCAACAGATCGGTGGCCGTCTCCTCAGTGATGTTAAGACCCAGCGTGATCGTCTCGCCGGCCCGGTAACTGAACTCAATCCCGGCACAGGTTGTCACCACTTCGAACTTCACAGCATCGTCCATACAGATTTCCTTGAAAAAGAAAGAGTGCTGGCGGCGAGTCGGTTAGCCGACTCGCCGGCCAGCTCAATCGGGACTACTCATCACACGCTCTGGTCACAATCGCGACTAGGCATGTTGAATGAGGTGCTTCACGGGGTGCGTGCCGGCGTCCAGCAGATCGCCGTCCGACCGCATGTAGGCCAGGAACGCGACTTGATGGTAATCGGCATACCGCTCGTTGAGCCGCATCAGCACGATATCCGTGCATTCCCGGACCAGGTACTTCGACAAGTCGCCGAACAGCACGCTCTTGAGACCCGCCGTCATGGCCGGCATGTCCTGGTTGATGACATACCGATAACCATTGATGGTGTCCGGAGCACCGTTCGCGAAGGTCGAGTTGATCCCGGCCTGCCACAACGGGCGGCTGGAGCCATCCACGAGCTTCTTGAGCGCCTGCAGCGTCGAATCCTTGAACATGTACCGCACGCCGGGGGCGCTGCGATACACCGGATCGACACTGTGCTCCAGATCGACCAGTTCCGGGAACGTGATCGCCGTCGCACTATCGGCCGTCTTGCCGGCAGTCGAGGCCACCACAATCCCGTTCGGCTTCGAACTGCCGTCACCGGTCGTGTAGTGAGCATTCTGGGCCCGGCCAATCCGTACACCCAAGGCATCCGCGATGAACGCCTCCAGATCAACCTCGGTGTCCTGCAGCAACTGAATTGGCACCAACACCGGCTTGGAGGTGTAGGTGTATGCATTCAGCGTGACTTGCGAGAACGTCGGATCGGTGCTGGCCGCGATCTGCGTGTTTTCCGCCAGGATGGCCCCCGTGTTTGACGTGTCATCCGCCGTGGGGAATTGCAGCGCATTGCCGCTCGCCGTGCGAATCACGGTAGCAATGCTCCGCACACTCGACACAGCGACCATGGCCCGTTCCAGCCGGGGCACAAAACCCGTCGAGATCGTGTAACCACCACTGCTGCCAGTAGCCGTGGTGAGCGCCCGCATTTCGCCGGTCGGCAACATCCGCAAGGTGATCGAATTCACCGCCGGATTGAAACCCGTCCGTTGGCAGGCCTCGCGTTGACGCTCGGTCAACTGATAGCCAGCCGTGCCACCCAGACTCCAGGCCCGCAGGGCCTCAGCCTGGTCGGCCGCCGCCGTCTCACTCGTGGTGTTGTCACCCCGTGTGTCGGTGGCGGGAGCCACCGTGGTCGCCAGTTCTTTTTCCAGCGTTTCCTGCCGCTCGACCCGCTCAATATCCTTGTTGAGCTTCTCGATATCGGCATGAATCGCGTCGAACTTCGCTTCCTGTTCGGTCGTCATGCGACCGTTGGCCTCAGTCAGAATCTTGCTGGCTTCGACCGACAGGTGCGCTTTCTGCTCGCGCAGTTCCTTCGTTGTCATTACTTGAACCCTTCCAGAAGGACCACCTCGTGGTCCGGAGAAACGAGACCAGCCAGAATCTGCGGCTGGTTAGAGAGAGAGCACCCTCGGGTGCCAGCCTCGCGAGGACCGGTTGCGAACCGGCTACCCGCGCTGCGTGTGTGAGGTCTCAGTGAACCTCACGTGCAGGGTGGAATTGTCCACCGTGTGTATGGTTGATTGGCCCTGCGTCATTGCCACAGACTGGCCGCCAGCAGGCGTTGTTTGAAAGCCCACCGCTCACGCTCTGCTTGCGCGAGTTTCTCATCGGCATCCCCGGGCGTTTCTTCAATCGCTGCTTCGCTGGAGCGTGTCACCTCATCGAGCAACACAGGCTCTACCTCGGGCCCTGTGGTATCCGCCACCGTGGCCTCCAACTGAGTGGGTGGTTCGGCCTCCGCCGGGCTCGCTTCGGCAGGCAGTGTAACTTCCGTCGGTGCGCCGTCGTCGCTACCAATTTCCTGCCGCCCCTCCACCACGCTTTGCACACTCTTCCAGGCGGCATGTTCACTGCGGGCCTCGGCCACCAGATGCTCGGCCCGGGCCGCCACGGAAGTGCCTTCATACGCGGGGTAGGTCACCGGCCCCGTGTCGTACAAATCCACATCCTTGATTTCCCGAATCTCCCGATCGCCAGCGTCGGACCATTCAACCTTGGTTGGCGAAAAGGCAAAACTGCTCCCCGACAAGTCGCCCCGTTCCACTTTGCGCAGCACCCGCAGATGATCCGGGTCAGCCGGGTCCAGGTCGATCTCGTAACGCAAGCCTTCCGTGTCCGCGCTCAGTCGCATCGTGCCCGTGGCCACTCGGCCCAGCAAGTTATCCGGGTTGTGATTGAACAGCCCTCGGGCATCATGCCGCTCGCGAATCGCACGATCGAATGCGCCGGGCGCGATCCGTTCATACACATTGTCCCACAATTGGTATTCAGTCCCGGCCCGCCCCTCCTGGTAATACACAGCTCCATAGCCCACGAGCACTCGGGCACCATCCTCGCGAGTATCGACCCGGATGGGAGCAACGGTTTTCGAAGTAACGCGACGTTCCATGTTTCCTGCGGGCATCTTGCTCCCCTTATCCTGTAACTGGTTGGTTGATGGTCTCTGCCAACAGGCTGGCCATCAGTCGTTTTTTCAATGCTGGGCTCTGGCGGTCCCATTCCTGGCGCATATCCGCTCGCTCCCGCAATCTGCCAAGTTGCTCACGAATCTCCTGCAGGTGTTTGCCAGCGAGTACCCGCGCATCGACGGCCTGGCTCGGGTCCGTAATCGCCAGCACACCCAAAACAGGACGAGTGATCCGCACGAAAGCCTGCTGGTATTCAGCCAGGATGCTCTCGACTCGCTGCCAGAAATCATCTCTGGCAGCCGCCTTGGTCAATGTCCCAACAACCCGCCGGATAACCCGCCCGAACGTGTCGACCAGCAGGTCCCGCTTGGCATTGGGTGCTGGTGGGTCCTTGGGTTCACCACCATCTGGCTCCGTCGGCTCCGTCGGCTCCGTCGGCTCCGTCGGTTTCGCTGACATGCCGAGCTGACTCACATTTTTGAGGTCAGCCATGTTCTGCTGCACCAGGTGCGTGTCTCCTTCGGGGCCAATTGGCGGTTCGTTTTCTTTTCGCAAAATGTCATTCACGCTCAGCCACCCCCATTGCATACCGATGCCGTATGCCCGGTAACGTTCTTCCAGGCTGGTTCGCAGCAATGCCGCGCGATTGAATTCCACAAAGTGGCTCTCGCGCCGCTTCTGCACTTCCGTGAGCAGTTTGTCAAACGCCTCCTCTTCGAAGGCTACCAGCCAGGGATCGAGCGCTGATTCCAGATAAGCCTGATTCCATTGCTCCAGGGAGTTGTACGAGACGCTATCAGGATCACCGAGTTTGGAGGGTGGGATTTTGAACCAGGAGGCGATTTCCTTCCGCTGAAACTCCCGCAGCTCGATGAACTGGGCCTCGTTGGGTGGAATCGTAAGCGGTTCGAACTTCGCACCCTCTTCCAGCACGATCGTGCGGTGGGCGTTGTCCAACCCCTGATGGGCCTTCTCGAAACTCTCCTTGAGGTTCTGCTTCGCTTCCGGTTTCAAGCGCCCGGGGTAGTGCAGCACACCCGAGGCCCGGCTGCCATTGGCGAAATGTTTCGAACCGAACTTTTCCGCTGCGATCGTCAATCCCAGACTATTCGCCGCGTACGCCGCGATCGAGTAGCCTTTCGTGCCGTCGAACCCGACGCCATGCAGGTGGAAAATTTCATCCGGTCTGAGCGTGAAACGGTTGTTGTCTACCCAGGTTGTGTACCACAGCCGCCCTTGTGCCCAGAAAGGTTCGGTGCGTTCCGGATTCAGCAGCAACAGTTCGGTCGGTGCTGCACCACCATCCCTGCGGACCCAGGCGTAGCCGTTGCCATACACCAGCGCGTGGTGCAGTAACGTTCGTTTGAACATCCCTGCCGCCATGAACTCGTTGGCCTTGCGCCGCAACAAATAATAAGCGGGATGTTTGCGATCCTTATAGCGACTGTCGTTGTTCTTGTGTTTGAACACCACCGTGGGCAGTTTGCCAAAGTCATCCGCCAGCAGATGCACACACTGCCAGAACGTGGCGACTTGCAGCGCCTTGTCGGGGGTAATCCCGACACCGGCGTCACTGGCCTCGCCGCCGAACAATTTCACGAACCATTCCGCCGGGTTGGACAGACTGGTGGTTGGATTTTCCAGCGAGCGGCGATGTGGCTTGAGCCAGCTAAACCATCCCATGAGCAGGTCACCCCAATTGCTAGACGACGGCCACGCCGCCACTGTCGTAGACGCTCGTCGGCTCAGAGAGGCCGAGTTCGATTGCGCCGGCCAGGCCCATGATGCCTGCCACGATCCCGTCAATCTTGCGCGGATCGTCTTTCGAGGGTTTTACGGGGCGTTTGTTGCAATTCACATCCGTCTTGAACTCAACATGGCCCGCCTGCCAGGACAGAATCGGATGGTTGTTGTGCAACAGACCCTGCGACAACAGCAAGCGTTCTAATTCACCCGTCGGCCCGGCAAAATTCTGGATCGTCTGGCCGAACGCGTAGCGGGGAATCCCCTGTTCCTCATCGAGCCGCTGCACGAGCGACTCGGCGTTGTAGGGGTCGTAATAGACACCCCGGATATCGAATTGCTGGTGGAGGGCGACAATGTCCTGTTCGATCTGGCGGTAATCACACACGTCGCCCGGCGTGGCGGCCAACACCCCCATCTCCCGCCACACCCGATAGTATTCGTTGTTGCCCCGATCCTCGATCGTGTTTTCCGGCAACCAGAAGTAAGGCAGCCAGTAATACACACCATCCCGGAAAAACGTCAGCGTCAGCGCCGTCATGTCCCGGGACTTCGACAGGTCGAGCCCCGCTACACAGGCCTCGCCTTGGAACGTCTCCGCCGTGAACTCCCGAGCGCAGGCGTCCCACACATGTTTGGGAATTGCCGGATCACTGCCCGTGGCCCAGATATTGAGACTGTACCGTTTGAATGACGACTGGGTGCTCGGTGACTTGAGTGCTTCCTGGAAGTCCGCCCGGAAGTCATCGAGCCGGATTGTCTGGCCCAGACTCGGGTTGGCCTTGTGCCATGTCGTTTCCGCCGTCCAGTCATCGGTCTGCGGATCGGCCGCCCGCACATAACCGAAGAACCGCGTATCCCGCACCCGGCCAGCCAGCACATCGAGTGCGTATTGACGCTGCTCGGAACAGACACTCAGCACATCATCGCCGGCCGTGGTGATCACGAAGATCAAGGGTTGGGACCGGGCCCGACCGGCGTACTTGAGGGCGTCCCATAGCGCCCGCCCCTTCCACACATGCAGTTCGTCGACGATGATCGTCGAGGCGTTGAGCCCTTCTTTGCTCCCCGCTTCGCTCGACAGGGCTTTGTAAATACTCTTGGTCGCCGGGAACGAGATCGTCTTATTCGAGCGATTGATGTCCAGCACGCTCGTCAGCTCGGGCGATGCATCCACCATGTTGATGGCCTCGCCGTGGACGATACTGGCCTGCTGCTGGTCGGTGGCTGCCGAATAGACTTCGGCACCCATCTCCCCATCACCTGCCAGGCCATACAGCCCAATCCCCGCGCCGATCGTACTCTTGCCGTTTTTCTTGGCGATCTCGCAGTACACCTTGCGAATCCGCCGCAGCCCATCCGGTTGTTTCCAACCATAGATGGGATAGACGAGATCATCACGCTGCCAGTCTAGGAGTTCGAAAGGCTGGCCTGCCCAGGCCCCCTTCGAGTGTCGCAGGAACCGGCGAAAGAACTCCACGACATGGTCCGCTGCCCGCTCGTCGAAATAACATCCTTGCGCGACCGCGAATTCATCGGCACTCGATCGAGTCCAACGCTGCGTGATGGAATCCATACGAGCACAGTCAGAGAGTCACTGGGAAACCAACGCGTAAGTCGTCTCACGCCTCACGCCGCTGCTGCACGAACGCCAGCAGGTTGGTGGCGGCCTTCGTCTCGACCGGATTGGCCTTGATCCGGGT